ACTTTCTCATGTAGTACATGAGCTTTGTTTACGAGCAATCCAGTAGCCTTTAAACGTAGTTCTTCAGCCCGAATAGCCTCACCAAACTTTCCTGACTCCCAAGCCTCGTTACGGATCTTCAAGAGATCCCGAACAGACTTGTCTATCGTTACCCCGAACCGACTTCGATTCTCCTCCTGCATCTCTTGAAATCGTTCCTGCACGACTTCGTTACGGAGCAACCTGACTGCATCTACTGACGGATTACTGTACCCAGCTTGTCGAGCTGCGTTTGTCTGTGTCATATCTTTATGCATAAAGTTATCTAGAAAAGCTTGTTGTTTCTGAGTTAATCTTTTAAGCCCTTTTGATCTTTGTTCTTGTGGTAAATTTTCGCCTACTTTGGGCATTAGCTTTTACTCCTTGTCGTTACGTTATTAGGGTAGGGGGAGAGGGGTTACTTACCCTCCCCCTATACCCCCTATAGGGGGGGAAGTTCGGTAAGTTGGTAAGTTTCAATAAAATCAATGACTTACAGGGCATAAAATACTTACCAAGCCCTTTGGTAACTAATGTAAGTAACCTAATTTTATCCAGTAAAATCAACAACTTATAACTTACCCTCCAATCTACTTACCGAGTAAGTTGGTATGTTGGTAAGTAATTCATCATAAATCCGAACAATTTTCGGGTCTGGAGTCCGCCTGTACCAGTTGCCCATTTGTGTCTGTTTGTAGTTCAATGCCCAAAGTGCTTTTATGAAGGCATATTCACAATCGAAACAATCTTCCTTCAAACAATTTTGATAATGTAGCATACTAATGTCCAGTTTCTGTGCCAGTCCAAAGTGGACAAAGCAACTCATACATATGCTTTTTTCCATTAACGGGAATGCCATACCCCGAACAATTTCTTCGTTGCAGTTGCAACAGGTCTTTGCTTTAGCTTTCATTTGCCATGCTCCTTGACATTTTTTTTGCATATTCTCTAGCACCAATTTTCGTAAAACCTCTTTTTTCTTCATAAAATTTAACCATTTTATAAAAAAGTGTTTTTTTCTTTGTTTTAGCTTTCATTTACAACCTCCCTCCTAAGTTCTGTAAATAAAGGTGCATCTGAACCTAGCCTGTTCTCAGCTATATCCACATACTTCTGATTAAGTTCGATAATGGTAGCATCTCTGCCATGTCGATCAGCTACCAGTGCAGTTGTGCCTGACCCACCGAATGGATCAAGCACACGGCCAGCAGAAGTTTTGCTTCCTGAACACGAACAATTCTTCGTAAATCCCCTGTCTTCCTGTATCAATGGCTTCATCTCTTTGCTATTTTGTCTACTTATAGTTTCTCTTTTTGGTATAACTCCAATCATATTCTCTCTTCTGCTCCGATCAGGAACTCCAACAGTTACCATTTCCCGTTCATATGGAGTCCCACACTCCGAACAAATCTTCGGAGGACAACCAGCAAGAATCGCTGGTTCAATGAGTTCAGTCGGAAATACTGCAAAATGTGCTTCGTTGTATGGCTTAACTGGTACAGTCCAAACACTTCTTTTGTTAGACAAACAGTCTACAGACTTTTCTTTAATAGCATGACTGTCGTAATAATACTTCTCTGACTTGGATAACAAGAATATATACTCATGTGCCTTCGTGCATCTATCCTTCACACTTTCAGGCATAGGATTAGGTTTGTGCCATATAATATCCTGCCTGAGATACCATCCATCCTCCTGAAGTGCCAGTGCTACCCTCCAAGGTATGCCTACAAGGTCTTTAGGCTTTATACTGCCCGATACGGGAGGTCTAGTGACCCCGTAATCCTTATCTCCTCTGACAGTTTGATTAGTTGTTGATGTCCTACCACCACTAGAATAGCTATCTCCCAAGTTAAGCCAAAGAGTTCCATCATCACGCAACACCCGTTTGACTTCCTGAAAAGTACGAACAATTTTACGGACATATTCTTCAGGGCTGGCTTCCATACCAATTTGATTATCTTCCCTGACTGCACCACAATCCTTACAAACGTCACGATATTGTACAGTAAGTGTTTCTTTTGTACCAAACTCCCGATCAGCATCATTACGGGATTTACCAGCAATATGCGAACAATTTGGATCTCCTCCAGTCCATTTGCCAGTTCCGTAATCTCTGAGTCCCCAGTAAGGTGGTGATGTAATAACTGTATGAAAGAAATTGTTCGGTAATTCCTTTAGCTTTTCTCTGCAATCTCCGATCTTAATATCAATCATTGTCTAAAAACCTTGGTATATTGCCACCTTTTTTAACAAATTCACGACCTTCTGCTGAAGTTAAAAACCTGTGTCTTTTATCTTCATAAGCCATATATGCTCTAAGATTTGACATACACCATTTAAAATCAGTTTGTCGTTGTGACTTCTTAGTTCTTTTTTTCATGCTCTTTTCCCATTTACGAGACGTAGAATGGGTCTTAGATAATGTGTCTTTATGTTTCATTGTGATCCTCGACATAATTTAACAATCTTTACATACACCTTTTCAAACAAAGACAACTCCCTTGTGGGAGTTGCATTGTTGATGTGCATTATGAGATTTCTCATAAAGATTTTATTAAACTGCGACTTGTTCTTCATCGTCTCTGTGGCACGGATTCCATCTTTGTTGGATTTCCGTGCTTTCTTCGAGAGTGACACCATAAGACGATAAAGCACTCGCCATGACACGATCTGCCGTATCTGTCCAAACTTTTGCATTAAGCATTGCCCAAATCCATGCACCAATTTCTCTCTCCTTTACAGTATTATTGTAAGTTTGATTATCTCCAAGTATATGTCCAATCTCATGCAAAGCAGAAACATAATAACCTGTGTTCTTAGTTGGTCTAATATGAATATGCTTTCTACTAGGATTAGCATAATACCTTGGAATCTCATCATCAAGTGATTGATAGGTTACAGTAATATTATGCTTTGCACACAACTCTTGTATGTGCAATGCCATATCAATTCTCTTTACTAGTGGTCTCATTTTTCCTCTCCTCTCTACAATCCCAACAAATTGAATAACCATCATATGGTGGTTCATCCAAGTGATACATTTCATTACAATCTATACACTCATACTCCCCCATATTCTTGCTCCTCACGTTTGATCTCATCACGAACATATTCTTCCCAATGCTCGCCATGAGATTGTTTAATCTTAACGATAGCTTGCTCATTCGTCATACCATCATCATTAAGATAGGAGTAAAACTCTTCCATCACTCCTATCATCTGATCTTTATATCTGCTCATTGAAACCCCCCTCATCAATTGGAGTGTCAAGACACTTTTGAGCAGACTCTTTAGTCATGTACTCCGTATATCTATTGTAAGGCACAATCATGCCATCACAATCGGGATCTTTGCAGACTGCACCGACATACCACCCTGCGGCAGATGCCATCACGATTGGTTCTGATACTGGAATCCAAGTGCCATTACCATCTACATTTGTGTCATTAAATTTTATTTCTTTAATGTCTTTTATCATTTCCATCTACTTGCTCCTTTTAAATGATAGTTTTTGATATTGTTACATTGTATTGATTGCATAGTCAACTGCTTTTTTGCAAATTATAATCTTTAATCTTTTGACCATGCTCTTTGCTACCTGCTTCACATTGATCAATCCAAATTCTTTTGGTTATATTGCCATGCTTATCACGATAACGTCTCCAATGCCCACGTCTCATATGCCACTTCTTCGGAGTGCCTTGACCTGTAAATATCTTTTCATAGACAGTTTTACCTCTAGGTTTAGGCAATTCTATATTTAAAAGGCTATATTCATTCGTAGGGACACTTCTTCCAAATCTGACGTGCTTTACCTTATGATCAGCAGGTTTCTGTGTCTCCTTGACGATTAAATCGTAATTAAGGATAGAAAGCACACTAATGATAAACCTAACATCACCACCTTGGATTAACTGCAAATGAGTTTTAGACATTTCTGCCATCTCATCATTATCCCAACCTTGCAAAAACTTTTGCTTTGGAATAAGCCAGTGCATAGCTCTACTTTGTACAGTGGTAAACCTCGAATATATATCGAGCATTAACTTATATTCATCATAACCTTCTACTAATGATTTTGCTCTAAACAACTTATCACTGTCATTAAAATGTGCCAAAGAATATGGATGTCCAATGATCTTAATACTTTGATGTGCAGTTTCTTTTATAAAGACTTCTGAATCCATCATTAAGTTTCGAGTGTCGGTGGGTAATTCTCTTGATGCCTGCTCTTTCATAACGTAATTAGAAAAGGCAATATTCATATTCCATTCTTCTTCGTTACGAACAACGGAAGACAATGGAGAACAAAACCACTTACCATCAATCATGCACCACATATCATACATATACCAACCATCTCCACTTGGATGCTC